GAATCAGACATCCCAGTTTTGAATATACCAGGGGATATCATCTATATTGGTAGCCAGTGGAGAAATTGGTAACTATTCCTCTTCGATCCCTTTGAGTTTCATTTGGAACAGTTCCTCTTTGACTCTACGGTTCCTGATCTCTCTGATTAATTCTAAATACAAATCACCAGGCCTAACATCTAACATCTGATGTTCGGCTAAACACGAAGCGACGTGTTGCAACACAGAAGTCAACCAACCTTCAAACTTCTTCATTGTCTAGCCTCCTGTGCTCTCATAAACCGTTTCCAATCCTCTATGATATATTCTAGGGCTAATGACCTATTATTCCCTGTTTGTTTCATGTACTTATCCAGGGTTACAATACATCCAACCGGTAAACTAACCGTTATTGTTGTCATATAACCCCCCTTTGTGGTTCTGTTTTTCCTAACCATGATGTCGGCGAACCTATCTTTTATTATTAATCTTATTATTTTGATGCGTTGCAAAAGCAAGTTTGAATAGGCAAACCCCCTTTTCCGGCTGTCGCGGTCGGGCGTGGCCTCCTAGCCCGAGGGTTGGGCTAGGCACGACAAATAGGCTGTTGGGTTCGCTACGCTCACAAAGATAAGGGCGGTTGTAAGAAAAACTTCCGAAAATATAACCTTTATAGACCGTAGCGGTAGCCCGACACCCATGGCAACAGCAAAAACTGGTAGTTTTTACTTAACCGAAACCATAACTTTACCCGCCGCGGCTGCTATTGGATCACGTGTCCAGGGTACCGTAGACCTTGGAGCATACGTTAATGTTCCAACAGGACAGGCAGTAGCCATTGAATCAGTGGATTTCATTTATCAGAACGACGCTGACTTCGGTGGCAACGTAATGGGAATGTTAGCCGCTAATGGGGCAATAACAGCTCAACTTAGTGATCTAAACCCTGGAACTGTATTTGTTAGAGCAGATGACCAGTCACTGGTAGCCAGTGGATCGATTAACATTGATGCTACTAATGGTGTTGCGACTCACACCTCCGATCTCTTCCCGGACAATTTTGGCCCAACTTCATTAAGTGAAGCCTTTATGGTTGTCAATGATTCTCTTTACCTGGTTGCTGGAAATGATGCTGCGGCGGTTGATGCTGCTGATTTATACATCACAGCCCGAATTAAATGTAGAGTAGTTAAACTATCAACTAAAGACTGGATGGCCATAGCAATTCAAAGTACGGCGGCGGATAACTGAGGATGGTTGAATGCCATCCTTTGCTGAAGAACTTGCTGCTTTAGTTACTCAAGCATTCTTGCTAGGGGTAAAGTCTGAAGCAAAGAAGCAAGCAGGTAAAGCAGGTCGCGAGTTAGTTAAGGAGATCCCTAAAGCAATCAAAGCAGAAGATAAACGTCAGAAGAAGATTAGACGTAAGGCTTCAGCATATAACAAAGAATATGCTAAGCAGTATAAGAAACTAAAAAAGAAACATCCGCGTACGTCTTTTCACGTCCTAGCAAAGAAAGCACATAGGGCCACTAAGAAGGTGAGGAAGTAATGCCTGTAACCCCCGACACCAGGTTATTGCGTAAAATACTCCCGGGCACGATGTGGGGAGGTACTCTTGAAACTCCTTATATTCAATTAGTTGGCCCGCAGTCTGGAAGAACTTGGGAGATCTACGTCAACGATAATGCAATCACCTACTTAGTATATCGAACATATTATGACATTACGGGATGGAGTAAAGAACAATTATCTGCCTTTGTTGCTGGCGTTGGTTGGCAAGAAACTGATCGATGGACAGTTAATGAGGCAGCTACTGTAACACCTGGTGCCTTTGGTCCAGAATTGCAATCATGGGATATAGTTTCTAAATCAGAAATACCTAACACTGCATTAGATAGTGACGCTTGGGGTGATGGAAACGGTTACTTTTGCTGGAATGCTCCCGGCATGCCTCTGTCTAATTTTAATTTAGAAGAAGTATTTGCCGGTAGAGCCAGACAATGGGTTCCAGATTCTAATATGAACAATATCATGCATCAAACCATGGAAACTCTATGGGGTGCGGGTGATGCAACTGCAGGAGATCGTATTTACATTACTAGGATAGTAGCACCGTTTCTAATTACCAGTGCAGAACCTGGATCCGAATCAACTGGATTCGTTCCCTCTCAAGCCGTGATAGTACCCGCAGTATTACAAGAAGAACCGGACCTCCAATATATCGAAAGATTGCGTAGAAGTTATGTGGATGCCGGGTCGAGAACATTATGAGGACTTGATTGAATGTGGCTAACTGTTGCCGCAATTGCGGGAGTGGCTGGGGCAACGGCCGCCTATACTAAAGGCGACCCAGTTTCTACAATTGGAAGCGCATTATTAACGGGAGCAATTACCCAAACTGTACGACATCCCATAAGAGCGACACAGTTTGTTGCTCCAATAGCAAGACCCATAGGGGGGTTGGTTTGGCGTGCTGGTGCTGCACTGGCGAAAGATGCGGTCACCATGGCTAGAGCAGCCACTACAACTTCCACCGCTGCGCTAACTGCTCAGGTAGCCGCGGGTTATACATTAGGTGCCACTAGTGCGATTATAGGTGCTGCAGTGTTAGAAGAAGCAGGGGTAATCGAACAAGGAGCCAGTGCGGAACTGAGGTCTTTCTATACTTTCGGATTAGTAGATGAAGGTGTTGATACACGCGTGCGAGATAAGTGGTATGAATCAGACATCCCAGTTTTGAATATACCAGGGGATATCATCTATATTGGTAGCCAGTGGAGAAATTGGTAACTATTCCTCTTCGATCCCTTTGAGTTTCATTTGGAACAGTTCCTCTTTGAC